AATCCGTTCCATAAACAAACTCACCCTTTGGAAGATAAGTAGTCATATCAATCATTTCCATAATGACCGGTGGGTTACATAATTCACCTGTCACCGGAACACAGTCTCCTACTTTAATATCAGGAGTTAGCATTTCTTTTAATTTTTTTGTTTCTGGATTCCAAATTAATAGAGACTTGCTTTCTGTGACTATAACACTTCGACCGCCAGAGGTTTTTATCTCATAAAGTTCAGTTCCAGGGTCGTGTCTTGTGATTGCTGTAACTTCGCCCCAGGTTACAATACCATCCTCATCTGTAGTAGGAATGTAAACATCGCCATTCTTGATATTCAACAACTCCATTTGTCTTTCTGTGAAATGTTTCACAAGTGAAACGTTGCTTGAATCATCCAATTTATTATCAATCCATCCACCAATCTCCGTATACTTTGCCATTCCATTTTCAATTATAACAATGGGCGTTTCCCATGTTACAGATTTCACTGCGGTGTCAATAAGACCAACACGACCACCCATAGCGTGGAAGAAGAGTTCCTGAGGAGAAAGCCCATTGGTGTAAGAACTCTCTACAAATCCGCGAGCGCCTGGCGTGTCGTCAAACTTGGTAAAGTGTGGCAATGTTCTGTGGTCAAATCCATAAGGAATGCGCTTTCCATCCACGTTCTGTTGCCCCAAGCAGGAAATCATAAACGAGATGTTCAAATCGCTTCCTTTTGATCCAGCATTAACCATGGTAACAAAACGATTGTCTCTGTCCAAGCTCTTAAGGCCAATCTTACCGGATTCTGAAGTGGCTTGGTTAAGAATGTTGTTGACTTGTGTTTCAAACTCCTCCTCGTTTGTCTTTCCAGTATTGTTCTCAAAAACGCCGATTTGCGTTTGGTCAATTAGATTCTTTACATCATTCTTCTTCTTGTCAATGACTGCAATAATTTCCTTGTTGGTTTTCTCATCAGATAGCAAATCACTAATGCCGACACTGAAAGAACTAGTCTTCAAATACTCCGTAACAATGTTTTGCAAATCATCAATGAAATCGGCTGAAGCCATATTACCATAATCATTGCAGACGCGATGAATGAGGCCCTTGGTTCCAGCACCTAGGACGCTTTTTTCCATTTGACCACGAATATATTTTCCATTGACGATTTCCAAAATGTTGTTAGATTCGCCAGGCTTTTCGCTTTCATTAAACAACTTGGTCTTGTATTTCAATGAAATAGGAGGAAGAATCTGCGACATGACCTCAAAGTTACTAATCAAATCGCCTTCCGCTTTGTTTGTAAACAAGTTCTCATTTACTCTAGGAAACATCATAAGCAAATTCATTGCCTCACGAGGAGTGAAACGAATGTTTTCGCGAGTAAAACGATAACATCCTAGCAGCGAATCCTGGAAAATACCAATGATAGACGAATTATTCGCTGGACTAATAATTTGATAAGGCACTGCGGCCAAATTTTTTAATTCTGAATCTGACTCCGCATCTTGCGGCATGTGTAAATTCATTTCATCGCCATCAAACTTTGACTGCATATTATGCTGTGAGAATTATTTTTATATTAAATTTTTGTTTTTCAGTCTCACAATATTATATGTAGCCCCCCACAAGGTTTCCCAAGGGGACGGACTGTATCTTAAACAAGCTCAGGATGGCTAATCCTTCACGGCTCATCAACACCCGTTCAGTCTCTGAATGCCTTCCATAGTCTGCCAAACGACATTAGGAAGTAACACTGCGGATTGCCCAATCCTTTACATTATTACCGTTGGGTTCGGCTATTAACCGAGTTCCTCTTCATACCTTTCGGTATTAGAGTGGTAGTAAAGGCTCTAAGGGTGTTCCCGCATCAAGGTGTTTCGCAAATAAATCAATAAATACTTGAGGCAATTCAAGTTTTTTTTCTGAGTGATATTCTACCAGTTTTTTATAATGCAATTCTATCTGCTCCTTTATTATTTTTTTATTTTTTGACAAGTTTTCTTTACGAGACAACGGCATAGTGTTTCTCCAGTTAAATGCTAACAACTGTTGATTTTCATCATTCAAATCAAATATAGATAGTGGTATTACATGGTCTATGTGCCAATCTTTGCCGTGATTATCTAATTGATAGTTGTTGTCATAACTGAACATCCAGTCAAAGTATCTATCAGAGGAACATCCTAAATACTCTATTGAGTGTTTAGTTTTATTTTTATGTCTCAAACAAGTGTAAATTCGTGTTCTTACGTAGCGTTTAAACTTTTCAACAGGTTCATCTCTTTCACAATCTTTACATTTCATGCGATTATGACGAAACCTATCGTTGTGTTTAATTTTGCTACAATATTTACATAACTTGTTATCAACACCAATTTTAATTTGTTCCTCTTCTTTCAACTTTTGTCTTTCAAGCGTTCTTTCATGCTTAAATTCACTTGCCATTTTTATCAGTTTTTTTCTATGTTGCTCGTCATTTTTATACCGTTCTCTTCGTTTGTTGTTATTGCAATCATAACAAATTGAACGATTTTTACAAAACTTGTCAATATTTTTATTTTCTTCACATTTGGAGCAGATTTTTTGTGCGACATTATTTGGTTTTGTATCACTCATTTGTTTTATATAAATTTTATTCTTTAAGTTATTTTGCCTCATTATTGATTTATTCACTAGGGAGTAACACGCTTTTAACGCTCCCTGTTGCTAACCTCGATGGACGATTTTGATCAGCATTGTACGGTTTTGTGTCCGCAACATTCATTCTAAAAGTGTCACCTATTTGCATGACCTTTGCGATATGACACATCATACTCATTCTATGAAGAGTCGGTTGTCTGTTAAAGAGAATAGGATCGCCATCCATCATATGACGGTGAACCGTGTCACCATTCTCCAAAACAATTGACTTCTTGTCAACATATCTGAGTGTTATTGAATCACCATTTTTCTTTTCTAGAATCTTAGCACCAGGCCAAATATCAGGTCCATTCTGTACCAATTTTGTCAAGAATGCGCGATTCACATCATTTACAATTACGGGCTTAGTAATGTTCTTTGCAATTTTCATTGGAATTCCAAGTTGTCGTATAGAAATGTTGGGGTCAGCTGTAATAACTGAACGAGCGCTAAAGTCCACCCGCTTGGCCATCAAGTTTCCCCTCATTCTACCGCCCTTTCCATTCAACCTATCTTTGATAGATTTGAGAGGACGACCGGAACGCTGAGCAACGGATGCAACGCCTGGAATCTTATTATCAACTTGAGTTGCAACATAGTATTGCAAAACAGTTGACCAATCATCAATGACATTTGCAGCCGCATTATTTTGAATCTTTTCTTGCAACGTTTTATTAGTCTTGATAATATTCACCAAGATATGACTCAAATCGTCCTCTGAACGCTGTTGGGCGTCATGCTTAACAGATGGACGAACTGCAGGAGGAGGTACTGCCATTACTTGACAAACCATCCAATCAGGTCTAGACCATATAGGACTAAATCCCATAAATGAAACATCTTCATCCGAAATTCTTTTAAATATCTTGAGAACAATCTCAGGAGTGAGTTTTATTATAATATTTTGTCCTTGGTCAGCAGTGGTCGCTGCGTCATTTTTCCATTCAGCGTAGATGGTCGCAAGTCCCTCCTTCCTGATTTTGTTTGGCTGCATGCAACCGCAACCATCATCAGTGTCTTCGCCGCAACGCTTCATTTTACTAGCAAGTGAAAACACATACTTCCATCTAGCGTCTCCAGTAAGCTTAAGAGCTTGCTTGTATTTTTCCTTGCTAACCAAAAGTTTGCTACACTTGAAACAGCAGCATCGGAGAACCTTGAGAACTGTGCTTAAATATTGAATGTAAAAGACTGGTTTTGCCAATTCAATATGACCAAAGTATCCAGGAGTTTGCATGTAATCCAAACCGTCTGTTGGGCAAATTAGACCAGGCTCCAAAACACCCATTCGCGGGTCAAAGAGTCCTCCAATAATTGGTTTGTTATTAATATACGTATCCCTGCTAGTAATCTCTGCAACCGAACCCTTTCTGATTTCATCTGGAGATAAAATACTAAATTGGATTCCAATAATTTTGGAAGGATTAATATTGGTGAGTTTCATACTCCTAGACATCTTCCTTATATTAACAATATAATATTTAGATTGTTTATAATCAATTTTATTTTATTAGAATAATTCAAAAGTTAATTATTGTTGTTGTGTAAAAAATATTTTTTATAATATTTTGGATTTATTTGCTAAAAACTTTTTTGGATTATATTTGGCTTATATATTTGGTTCACCGCTTATTAATATCACAATTTTATATTTTACGATTTAAATAAAAAATTGATTTTGATTTAAAAAATAAAATAATAATTACCTTATACAGAATGGCACGTGATACTCAAATTAAATCAAATAAGAAGGATATGTCTAAAAAAACTAAAAAGCAAGAAGAGCTCTCAAAAAAGAGAAGATCTAATGAACAATCTGATGATGATGATGCTGGAGATTATATTACCAGTGACGACGAGGATGGTGAAATGGACGTTCAAGAATACCGCAAGTTTCTCAAGAAGATATTTCCGTCCAAGTATATGGATAAAAAGGTAAAGATGGGAGAAAAAATTAAGAAATTATTGAAAACTGTTTCTAGTGAAGACGATGATGAAGAGGAAGAAGAAATGGAGGAAGATGACGAAGACCAGGAACCTGTAAAGAAGTCTAAAAGGTCTTCAAAGAATACCAAGAAGATTTCCAAGACCAAGAAGTCAAAGAAGATTGTAAAGGAAGAATCCTCTGATGAAGAAGATGATGACGACGAGGAGGAAAGCGAGGAACATGATGATGAAAGGGCTAGTAAATTTAATATTATCTTCACGATTGGTCAACCTGCGGACGACGAGGATGAGTGGGAAGACGATGAAGAGGAATGGGAGGATTGTGATGAGGACGACATTACTGAGAACGAGGATGAAGCTGTTTCAAGTGATGAAGACTCTGACGATGAGGAAGACGAGGAAGACGAGGAAGATGATGATGAGGAGGAAGAGGAAAACGTAAAGCTTGTTTCTCGCAAATCTAAGAGAAATGCAAAGGTTTTCAAGTCTTCAAAATCTGAAGGAGTTGAGCTTCTCGTTGAAGAGTCCACAAAGACGTGTCGCGACAATGATGAAGAAACTCTTAAGCAATTGAAGGAACTTTATGAGAAAAATAAAAGCGAGATGGTTGAGCAATTCATTAAAGAGTGCGAAGACCGAATCAAGGAGAAAAATAAGAAGGCCGAGAAAAAGGCAAAGAAGCAAAAGGCTAAGAATGGCCGCATTTTCAAAAGAATTGTTCGTGATAAAAACACAATGAATGATTTCAAGTTCTTTGAGACTTTGACTCAAAGTGAGCAGGTTAAAATTATCAAGGAAGTCCGCGAAATCAACAAGATTACTCGCGTGGAAGTTCCTTACAGAATGTCACTTCTTGAAGCGAATATTCCCGCCGTTTTCAAGGCATCTGCAATGAAAAAAATTAATTCTTTGAAATATATGGAACCTGGAAGCGGTGAATACTACAAGATTAAGAACTGGGTTGATACATTTATGCGAATTCCATTTAACAAATACGAAAAGTTGCCAATCAACATTTCAGATGGAGTTGAAGCCTGTCACGACTTCATGGCAAATGCTCAGCAGACACTTGACAACGCAGTTTACGGTCTAAATGATGCCAAGATGCAAATCATGCAAATGCTCGGCCAACTTGTTACCAACCCTTCAGCTCTTGGAACTGCAATTGCTATCAAGGGTCCGATGGGAACTGGTAAGACTACGCTCGTCAAGGAGGGCATTAGCAAGATTCTGAACCGACCTTTTGCGTTCATTGCTCTCGGAGGTGCAACTGATAGCAGTTTCTTGGAGGGTCACTCCTACACCTATGAAGGTAGTGTTTGGGGTAAGATTGTTCAGATTCTCATTGACAGCCAATGCATGAATCCTGTCATTTACTTTGATGAGTTGGATAAGATTAGCGACACACCAAAAGGTGAGGAAATTGCTGGTATCTTGACGCACTTGACGGATACTTCTCAGAACAGCCAGTTCCACGACAAGTATTTTGCGGAGATTGATTTTGATTTGAGCAAGTGCTTGTTCATTTTCAGTTACAATGACGAGAATAAGGTGAACCCCATCTTGCGCGACCGTATGTATAGAATTATGACCAAGGGTTATGACAAGAAACAGAAGACGGTCATTTCCAACAGCTATTTGCTCCCAAAGATTCGCGAACAAGTCAAGTTTTCCACAGAGGACATTATTATTCCCGAGGAAGCTGTTCATCATATTATTGACACGCATTGCGACAAGGAGGATGGCGTTCGTAATTTGAAGCGTTGTTTGGAAATCATTTACACGAAACTAAACTTGTATAGACTTATGCGCCCTGATTCCAACCTGTTTGAGGGAGAAATGGCCCTCAAGGTGGAATTTCCTTTCACTGTGACAAAGGATGTTGTGGACAAGCTTATTAAAAGGGAGCGCAATGATGATATGGCTATTCGCGGTATGTATGTCTAAGTAGGGAACCAACGGTTCCCCTACGACCCCTCCTTTTGACTGAGCAAAACAATGTATTTAATGCAACCCATATAAACAGTTCATTGTAATTATATTAATCCCAATGAATACAGATTCTAACTCTTCTATTGATTCCCTTGTTCAATTACGTAATACATTAATAAGTTCTAAAAATTTTTTATTGGATTCAGATTATAAGGGAATTCTCGGACAAATTGACACATTAATTAAAACAATTGACTTAAAAGTTAAGGCTGGGTGCAAGCATGAATATGTAGAGGATTATATTGATATTGACGTTGAACGCTCACAACGCATTTCTTATTGCAGAAAGTGTTGGTCTACATTTCCTAATAATTAGGTTTAAATATTTGTTGCCATATTATAATACAATGAGCGACACGGCGCTACAAACTGTAAAAGAATTAGTATCTAAAATCATAAATATTCAGAATAAGAATAAGTTTGATTGTTTAATGCAAGAATTTGAAAAATATATAGAGGTCGGAACCGCGCACAACATGGTTGAACTTAAAGAAAAAGCAAATAATAAAAAGAAAAAGGGAGATTTATTTGAAGCATTTTGTTTTTTATATATTGAGAATGTCTTGAAACACGACAAAGTGTGGTTTTATAAGGATTTTCCAATTGAATTAAAAAATAAGTTTGATTTAACTAAGAATGATTATGGGATTGATTTGTTGTCAAAAAAGGGGGAACATTATTACGCAATACAGTGCAAATATAGAAAGCCGCAAGAAAAAATTCAAACTATTCCATGGAAGTCTTTGTCCACTTTTTACGCAATTGTTGTCAAAACTGGGCCATGGTTAAAGCATATTAACATGACTAACACAAATGGTTGTAGACACATTGGAAAAAAGACGGATAAAGATTGGTCAATTTGCTTGGGAACATTTCGTAAAATAGATCATTTTTCGTGGTTAAAATTTATTGATTTTAAACAAGAAAATATTTCAATTGAATCAAGTGAAAAAGTTCAAGATGAAAAAGAATTGTTGCGACAGAAACGATTGGCTTATTATTCTAGTGGAGTTTAAAATATTATTTATTGTAGTTTATTTCCTTTTGCATCATAAACCCATATTTCATAAAAATATCCCAGATTTTTTGCAGCTTCTTGCTTTAAATATACACTATCTTTTTTCTTTTTAAATGTCCACGTTGATTTAACTTCTATGCATAAATTTTTTGATGGAATATAAAAATCAACATAATGTCTATGTTTTTTTCCGTTTTCATCTGAATACCAAATGAGTGGAACTAATTTTCTTTCATTTATTATGTCGTTTTCGTGTATTTTATGAACGTTTATTAATTCGTCTAAAGCATAATTTTCATATCCTTGGATTTTTATTGTTTTTCCAGACGGGAATTTATATTCCTTTGATAGATAACAATTATGTGAACATTTTTCCGATATTTCTGGAACATGCATAACATTTTTTTCTCCATACTTTTCCAAACAACTATCCGCAATTTTATTTTTTACCTCTTCCGATTGAAATGAACATTTTACCCTATATTTTTCTAAACAAGTTTCTTTTACCTTATTTTTTATTGCGTCTGACTGAGATGCATGTTCAACACCATACTTTTCTAAACAAGTATTTTTTATTTTTGCTTTTATTTCTTCATTTTGCAAAGGGTGTTCAAAACCATACTTTTCTATCATAGACTCTTTACTTTTATTCTTTACTGCTTCATTTTTTAATGAGCATTCATTTCCATATAATTCTACACAGGTTTTGTTTCTTTTTTCTATAACTTCTTTACTTTGCATTGGAAATTCTACTCCAAAATTTTTTAAACACGTCTGTTTGCATTTTTCTCTAACTTCTGGTGCTTGCGAAATATGCTCCACGCCATAAACAGCCAACGCGGATTGTTTTTTTTTCTCTTTAACAATATCAGATTTTGATGCGTGGTCTACACCAAATTTTTCCATTAAAGTTTTCTTTATTTTCTCTTTAGTTTCTGATAAACTTAGAGTGCATGATACTCCATATTTTTCAATATTGTTTTTTTTTATCTTATCTTTAATTTCTTGAGATTGTATAGCGCATTCACTCCCATATTTTTCTAGACAAGTTTTTTTCATTTTATTCTTTATCTCAGTGCTTTTCAGTGGGTTTTCAACGCCATATTTTTCTAGGCAAGTTTTTACTACTTTTTTTAATCCTATTTTTGTGCTACAATTTAAACAATAACCATTTGTTTTTACTAAAGACCTGAAACTTTTGCTGAAGACATTAGAACAAGTTTCATTTAAACAATTACCTTCAATTATTGTAAATATATTAACGGTTCCCAATAAATAATCTTTTGTCAGATTAATATTGTTTGTTTTGCATAATTCTGCCAATCGTGCATAGTCGTATCTCTGAATGATTATGTCTCTATATACTATAGAGACTTTAACTTGTTTTGCACATAATATTTATTTTATATTATGTATAACAAAAATTTAATATATGACCTAATATTCCGAATAAGGAACATTATTAGAACCCCTCGAAATTAAATAGTTGTATTGGTCAACAGTCATACAAGCACAACCAGTGGAGTTACTGTAAGCATTGGGGCAGCACTCGGGTTTAAAAGGGGTGTTGGCAAACATTAACATCTCACCCTCGGGTAAAGGAATGGGCTGCTCGGGTCTATTTAAAATGGCTTGAACGCCTGGTCCGCCAGTGGTGCCCTTGGTGTAAGTAAGGTCGGGAGTAAACCAAGAAGACGTATTAACTGCGTTGTCATTTGAAAGGCTGAACTTAGATGACTCTCCGTAGTTTGTGTTGGCGCCAACAAAACCTTCTAATGTTTTACCAGTTCCAATTGTAGGAATAGGATTTTGAAGCACCTCATAATCTAAACTTTTCTTGTTGATTTGAGAGTTGTACATATTATGAATTCCCTCCATCAAATTAAACTTGGAGCATGAGCAAAGAACATGTCCCCATAAAATCCAATATGCTAGGACAATTAAAATGATAATTTCAAGTCTAAATTTGTATCCAAATAATGTAAGTTCCATGTTTTTTAAACATACAATTTCCATATTATACATATTTCATAGATAATAATTTTCCACGATACTTGTCTAAAAGTAACTCCACATTTGAATCATAGTCGTAAAATTTAACGTCATTCACATAAAATATTTTTTGTTCGGTTATTAAATGATATAATTTATCATGAGTCTTTTGAATTATCGCCCTATTTTTATAAAACTTTTCGTCTAAAATTTTGTCGCATATGTGCAAGTTATAACCACCTTCAAAAACGCATCCATTTCCTAAATTATAAACATAAGATTGTTTCAAATCACTGTTATCTATCACAACTACACCAACCACTTTTATATTTTTATCTAAAATGTCTCCAGCTTCAACATCCATTATATTTACAAACGTTCCATCCATTTTTTTTATTTGCGTTGAAGACGAAAACCCTCCGTCAAGACATTTGTGAACTTCTTCTAAATTTTTAACATTTGGAATATATTTCATTATTTCATGAAGGTTATTTTCATCTAATTCATCCCAATCCAAATATGTATTTCCATTAATTTCTATTTCTTTTGAGCTTGTATTCAAGCAATATAAGAATGGTTCAGAATAACAATCTACTTCTTTTCTCTCTGGATGTTCGCAAACTGGTATCCACTTATTATTGTATTTTATCTGATGTTGAGAAGAAACAATTATTCCATTAAGATTATACATTTTTTGTCCCTTGGCGTCTAGCTTCATTTTGGCATTTACTTTTATATTATTATTTAATACGTCGCCTGTTTCAATATCCACTATTTTTTTGCCGGTTCCATCCGCCATTTTAAATATGGTGTCTTTGTCAAAACACACCCTCGGTCTAGACGGAACACTTGGAATTGAAAAATCAGTTTGAACGTGTAATACGTCTATCATGAAACCGACTATAATTGCCAATGGTATTGAAATGGAAATAAAAACAGCTGTCATTGTTGCTGCAACTGGCCAAGTAAATGGTATAATCCACATTGCAATAATTAACGCAACAAGAATAATTAAAATTATTATTATCATTTGCACAATTGCACCCAACATTGCTTTTAATGCGTAATATGAACCCAATGCAGTATATAATCCAGCAGTTAGAACACCTTTTACTTTGTTCATTGCATCTTTAAATGAGATTAATATTTGTTGAATTGGCACCATAATGTTCGCAATTCTTCCTAAAACATCTTGAGCAATTTTGGTCATATTTGACCTGATGGACGATAATATAGTGCGAATATACTGAACTACTTCTGCAATTGCTTGAAAAACTTCTCTAATCGCAAGCGTCATATATGTAATTGGTTGAACAGAATAGCCTGTAATTCCAATTAATATATTTTGCATGCAATAAGTAAAGTTTTGTCCAGTAAAATCAATTATTGACATATTATCAGGTTTATTTATTAACCCGGCAAATGGTATTATATGTGGTTTGCATCGTTGATTCGCCCAATCGTCCTTAATAGGTTGAAAATTTCTCATAACAGTTACATATGAAACTACTACAAATAGAACGATTAATAGTATAATAAACATAAAAACAGAACCACCATACTGGTCAAAATATGTTAGTTTTTCATACATTTGTTTTATTGTTTTTGCACTTTGTTGAATATTATCCATATATAGTAAGCGGATAATATTCAAATTTATTTTTCTTATTTCGTAGTTCGTAGTTCGTATTGTAACTTAACACTTATTTTTTAATCTTTAAAATATCATCTTCCCAATCCCAGAAATTTTTCTTACCAATCTTTATTTTGTGGTCATCTGTAATTATTGAGCTAAACCAGTTATCTGTCACGTCTGTTTGAGTTGCCTCGGGATGGTCCTTAACTTCAACGTATTTATTCAATAAATTATTAAATATCATGTGTGTTCCTGTTACATAAATATCTGATTCATCCACACCTTTTTTAGGGATAACGTAATATTTTTCATTAAATTTGTTATCTATTTTCATTAAAGCATGCACACGGCTACCATTTTCTAATATATCTCCTAAATTCAAGTCTTTCATAGAAACAATTTTTCCATTCATTAATTTAATTTTTGTTTCTGGTTGAAAACAATTTCCACCCAATGCTCTTACCATTTGGCCTGGAGGACCGTTCCACGTGCTTTGCATTGTTTTAATACTTCCGTCTATCAAATACATTATTGTAACCATTATACCAATAATTTTGCCCACTAAATCCTTGATGCCAATAGTTATCTTTTGGAATTCAATAATTAAATTTAAAAAAACTCCAAATACATTTTGAATAATAGTTGTAATCATAGACCTGATACTGCTTATCATTGTTCTTATGAAATTCAATGAACCTGAAAATTCGCTACCCATTAAAGATAATGAATTAATAATATAATTGATTGGTTGCAACAAATATCCCATAAAATTGGTTTGCATGCTCTGCACACAATAAGTAAAATCTTTTTCTATATTGTCAGATAAAGGCATAAACATAGGATTGCATCTGTATTTTGGCCAATTATTCTTTATTTCGGCAACCGCACTGAAATAATACATGACGAATATTTGTGCGACAAAACCTAAATTGACATATATAAAATTTATCCAGTCTACTCCTTTTGGCATAACTTATATTATTAATATATAATTCTTATAATTATGTATTCTAAATACCCCATTTTAATGTCTTCTGGTTTTTCTAGCTTTCTTTAACTTTTTTAATTTCTTTGATTTTTTAGACTTCTTGGTTTTTCTTGTCTTTCCACCGCTCATGCAAGGCCAAACAAAACCTCCACGTCTTTTTGTTCTTCTAGAACCACCAGTTGATCCTTTGGGAATAGGAACCAATGCAACTTTGTTGTCAAACACTTTCTGCGAATCATTGTTAACAGTTAAACCAGTCATTCCTTTTTGCTGAGCTAAAACTCCCTGGTCTGTTCCTTTGGAAGGGTCATTTATTAAATTTGTGTTTGGAACTTGAGGAACAAGAACTTTACCTGGAACAACTTGACCGCCATATTTTCTGTGTCTTTTATTAGCTCCTCCACTTGGTAATGCTGATTGTAAATTATTTCTATTTTGCATTGTTTGATACGCAGAATCTCTAACACTTGACCCTATCATTCCTGTTTGTTGTGGTTGTAAAACTGGCATATAAATTATATTGATATAATAATTATTGCGTAAATTTAGGTTTAAAAAATTTATCATAATTTGTATATATGGACGCAAATGCTAGACTTCATTTACAAGAAATGGTGAAAGCCAACAATGTGGAAGACCAAACCGAATTAATACGTGAGCTTAAACACAGCCATTTATTACAAGAAGATATTAATAATTTAATTATGATAATGGCTAAAAATAAGAATGACCCCGAAAAAATTAATCAACTTGGCATGGAAGAGTGCTCCTTCTTGTTTACTTATTATACTGATATTTACAATAAAATAAGAAAAGATGAAATTGACTTGAAAATTTTAAATAAGTTTTTGAATGTATTACAGAGAATAGAGCAGGGTGAAATTGACCAACATGAAGGTTCTTATTTTGTCGGACAACTTCTAAAGGAACTTTACGTAGATAGCGCGCTTAAGAAGGCCGGAAAACTAGAGGAACAACATAAGACCGAACCCGTTCCTGAAAAAAATGGTGGGATGAAAGTATCGTGGAAGGACTTTAAAAAGTTTCAAAATCTTTAAGCAGAGCAGCACGTATAAGTTATTCCTGCAATTGGATTTCCCACACATCCTCCAGTCTGATAAGTGCACACATCGGTTGTAAAATAATAATTATTAGTTCCAAGTTGATTTGCACAATAGTTGCACATCCACTGACACCCAGTTCCAGATGAAACACTAAAATTAATACAATTATTTTGAGGAAAAATTAAATCACAAGTTTTATTCTCAATACCAAAAACAAACGCAGCAGTAAGAGAGAAAAGAGAAAAAATAATGGGGTAACACTTCATTATGTATATTACAATATATAATGTTTTTAATACTATTTTTTTCTAAGTTATAAATTACAAAAAGATTTAAATGTATCATGAAATAAAAATATAATATATATCATGAAACAAGAAACTGAAATTGAAAAGCAGCCAAGAAACGCACTATTGATTGCAATTTATATTTTGCAAATGATTCCTGAAGGTGAGACAGAATTTTATGATGCAATTGATAATTTAATAAAAAGTGATTTTTGTTATAAAGACCACGACGCTTTAACATTATCCTATAATTGGATAAAACTAGAAACAATTATGCATAGATATATCCCAACTGCAAACGAAGAATGGAAAGAGAAGATTGTTAATGTATATATTGGGAAAACGATTTCTTAAACAAAGTTAAATATATAAATAACAAAACTTAATAAAGAAAAACACGACCAAATCAAATATTTTGATATTCCAAATCGTCTGAGAAGATAAAAAGAAGTTGCAATATAAAATATATTAAAATTGTTATACTCCTTATACCAAATATAATATGTCATTAATAATTCTGCGCTGTAAACGACACTCCAAATTGTTTTGTTTATTAGATTTTTCCTTATTAATGTCATACCAAAAGCCGAAGTCTGAATGGGTGGTAGAGTTGAAAAAATTAGAATGGGAGAATCTCCCAGCATACAAATACAAGTTGCTCCCATTTGACTGATGCTGAAAAATGCTCCAGTAAGTTCTTTAGTTAGACTACGTTTACCCACCTTACTATGCTGGCCTCGCACAGTTGAAACCTTTGAATTACCGTGATAACTGGTTGCAATGTCTGCAGAAATCATTGTTAAAAAACAGATAACCGGCGCCCAATTTGGGTATAAGATTGAGAAACAAGAACGCCATGCGAATAACAATGAATGAATTCGGAGCTCTTCCCAAATGAACATATTCAACATTGATTCAGTTGGACGCTTTGCCAATACTTTAAAAATAAATGAAGATGTGTGAAGCAAAATATGAGGTGCAATTGTATATACATTTAAATAATAAGTTCCGTGCATGAAATAATTATAATACTGGAACGCATAATTTGCCAAGCACAAAAATCCGAGGCCTTTGTGAATAAAATATGGGTCCTCATGGGTAAATAGTTTTTTTAAAACTCCGCTGTTCATATATTTCTAATGTGTTGGTTTGTTTATTATCTTTTTTTAATGTATTTTTTTGAATTTTTTTGTGTTAGTATATTTAGCCGAAAATAATATATATTCAAAAAGTGAACTTAAAGAACCTGGCGGAAATTTCGAATAAAAAAGGGTCAAAAGTGTTTCCAAAATTCAAAAATGGACAAAAATAAATGTCCAATTTTCAAAAATCAAAAGATTTTATGAAAAAAGGGTCAAAATTTCTCCCTTGTGAGCATAATGGTGCGACCCACCAAAAAAATCATTTAAATTTTGTGATGCTAATTTTTATATATTTTTGGGGAAAATGATTTAGGCGTTTTTTCTGTCCTCTAAATATAGGACAAATGAATGACATTTTTACGCCAAAAAACGCCGATAATTTTAATTGTAAATGTTGTGACTTTAAATGCTCTAAGAAGAGCGACTGGGATAGACATAATTTGACACTGAAACACAAAAAGAATGACAAACGAATGACAAATGATGACAAAATTACGCCAAAAAACGCCGAGAAATTTGTATGCGAATGTGGTAAGGAATATAAACACCGCCAAGGATTATGGTCTCATAAGAAAAAATGCGAAAATGCCGCCGCTGAACCAGTAGAATCTGAACAACCCTCAAATAATATAATTGTTGAGCTACTTAAACAAAACAAAGAATTCAAAGACCTCATTATTGAGCAAAATAAGCAGATAATGGAACTTGCAAAGGAGAAAAATACTATTATAAACAATACTACAAACAATAACAATCAGTTTAATTTGCAGTTCTTTTTGAATGAACAGTGCAAAGATGCACTAAATTTAGGAGACTTTGTTGAACAAATTAAACTGCAATTGTCGGATTTGGATATGATTGGGCGCGTTGGATACGTGGAAGGAATGAGTAAAATCTTCTTGAGGAACTTGAAGGCACTTGATGTATTCAAAAGACCTATTCATTGCAGCGACTTGAAGAGAGAAACTTTGTATATAAAAGACAAGGATTCCTGGGAGAAAGAAAATGGTGAAAATATAAAAATAACACGAGCCATAAAAGAGGTTGAACATAAAAACATTAAACAACTCCCTCAATGGAGAGAAGAAAACCCAACAGCGGATGACACTGAAACCAAGAAGCACATGGATTATCAGAATATATTATTGGAAGCCATGGGCGGATCCACATTGGAGGACGATAATAAAAAGAGAGAAAAAATAATTCGCAACATAGCAAAGGAAGTCGTCATTGAGAAAAAATAATATATATATTTACGAAAAGTGAACTTAAAGAACCTGGTGGAAATTTCGAATAAAAAAGGGGCAAAAGTGTTTCCAAAATCAAAAAATGGACAAAAATAAATGTCCAATTTTCAAAAACGGAAATACTTTATGAAAAAAGGCTTAAAATTTCTCCCTTGTGAGCATTATGGTCTGGTCCACCAAAAAAATCATTTAAACTTTGTGATGCTAATTTTTAAGTATTTTTAGAGAAAATAATTTAGGAGTTTTTTCTGTTTCATTTATATGAAACATTTTGAAACAAAAAAAACTCAAAAAAGCGTCATTTTACATGAATGCATAACATGTGACTTTACATGCTCAAGGAAAGGCGATTGGGAACGGCACATTTTAACCCATAAACATAAAATGAAACAAAATGAAACAAATGAAACAAATTTCGCGCCAAAAAGCGCCAAAACGTGCTTGTGCTGCGGAATAATTTTCAATAGTAGAACTACGCTGTGGAGACACAAAAAAATGTGCCCTACATTAATCACCGAACCAACCGAAAATGACGATTCCTCGTCCGATAAAAAACTTATCATGGAATTACTTAAAAGCAATAATGAACTGCAAAAACAGATAATTGAACTTTGCAAGGATAAAAACATCATAAATAATAATTCCAATAATAACACAACCAATAATAATAACACAAACAACTTTAATTTACAATTCTTCTTAAATGAACAGTGCAAGGATGCGCTCAATTTAAAAGACTTTGTTGACCAAATTAAACTGCAATTGTCAGATTTGGATATGATTGGTAGAGTTGGATACGTTGAGGGTATGAGCAAGATCTTTTTGAGGAACCTCAAAGAGTTAGATGTATGCAAAAGACCCATTCATTGCAGCGACTTGAAGAGAGAAACTTTATATGTAAAAGACCAAGATGCGTGGGAAAAGGAAAATAGTGAAAATATAAAAATAACACGAGCCATAAAAGAGGTTGAACATAAAAACATTAAACAACTCCCTCAATGGAGAGAAGAAAACCCAACAGCGGATGACACTGAAACTAAGAAACATATGGAATATCAGAATATATTATTGGAAGCTATGGGCGGATCCACATTGGAGGATGATGATAAAAAGCGAGAAAAAATAATTCGCAACATTGCAAAAGAAGTTGTTATTGATAAAGAGAAGAAATAAAATGGTTTGAAATGCTTTTTCTCTCTTCACTTGTATTCTAGAAGACCAAATTGGTCTGAAAATCTAGTAAACCCACTTAAACATAATCCACTATTATATATATTGAATTATGTCAAAATTTGCTACCACTAGTCTTGTTATAGTGGAATCTCCAGCAAAATGTAAAAAGATAGAAGAATATTTAGGTCCCGGATACAAATGCTTAGCCAGCTTTGGACATTTGCGCCAATTAAAGTCTCTCAAAAATCTTGACATTGATAACAATTTTAAACCTACGTTTGAAGTTGTTGATGACGCAAAGAAGCAAAAGCATGTGGATTTCCTCAGAAGCGAAATTGCAAAAGCCGACGAGGTTATACTTGCATCCGATGACGACCGTGAAGGCGAAGCTATTGCGTGGCATATTTGCGACCTCTTTGGTCTACCCATTGAATCTACAAAGCGCATTGTATTTCATGAAATTACTGAAAACGCAATTCAATCGGCTATTACGCATCCTAAGACCATTGATATGAAGAAGGTAAATTCTCAAATAGCTCGTCAAATTCTGGACCTTCTTGTGGGTTATAATGTCTCTCCCATGTTGTGGAAGTTCATTTCAAAAACAACGGAAAATAGTTTGAGTGCAGGAAGATGCCAAACTCCTGCTCTAAAATTGGTATATGAAAATCAGCAAGAAATTGACAAGTCTCCTGCGCAAAAAGTATATAATACTGTTGGATATTTTACTAATAAATGCATCGCGTTTGAACTTAATAAGCAGTTTGACAATGAAGCTGCCATGTCGGAGTTCCTGGAAGAATCTGCAAATTTCTCTCATGCTTACTCCAGAACAAACCCAGAAAGGGTCTATAAACAACCTCCAGAACCTTTGACAACCTCTAGAATACAACAGCTCGCAAGCAATGAACTACATATTTCTCCCAAGGAAACTATGCGATGTTGTCAAACGTTATATGAAGCAGGATATATTACTTATATGCGAACTGATAGTAAAAAATATAGCGCGGATTTTCTGGAAGATGTTAAAAAGTATATTGTTCACGAATTCTCTCTTGATAAGTTTATCAACCCAAAAATAGATACACTGTCTAATGCAAACACAAATTCATCTGAAAAAGAACCATTAAAGACAAAAAAGACCACAACCAAAAAGACATCCAACGTTCCACCTCCGCAAGAAGCTCACGAAGCTATCAGACCTACCAAGTTGGCAGTTAAAAATGCTCCTGATGAAATGAGTGCAAGAGAGAAAAAGTTATACAAAATGATTTGGGAAACTACAATGGAGAGTTGCATGTCTCCTGCAGAGTATTTCTCATTTACTAGCACAATTTCTACAGACATTGATGGAATTAAATACACATTAACTAGCGAACTATTGGATTTTTTGGGCTGGAAAATAATTAAAAATAAGGAAACCAAGACATCCAACAAGGAAAAGGAATATAATTATCTTTTGCAATTGAAACAAGGACAAATAATAAATTACAAAAAGATTACATCCAAGGTCACTCTTAAAAATAACAAGATGCATTACACGGAAGCAAAATTGGTTCAGCTTCTAGAAGATAATGGCATTGGCAGACCTTCTACGTTTTCCACTTTGATAGATAAGATTCAAGAGCGCGGATATGTTAAAAAGGATGATATTCCAGGCAAACAAGTTGCATGCAAAGACTTTGAATTGGACGACGAGTCCTTAACAGAGACAAATACTACAAGAGAATTTGGAGCAGAGAAGAACAAATTAGTAATTCAACCACTAGGAATTATAGTAATGGAGTTCTTGAATAAAAACTTTGAGAATATGTTTAATTATGATTATACGAAGAATATGGAGGACGATTTGGATAAAATTAGCAGAGGTGAAAAAGTCTGGTATAAGTTGTGCGAGGATTGTTTGAGAGAAATAAATAAGTGCTGTGAAAAATTAGTAGACGAGAAAAAGTGTGAAATCAAAATAGACAATAAACATTTTTATATTATTGGAAAGCATGGACCGGTTATAAAAAAAATTGATGACATGGAGTCTGGTAAAAAGAATAATGTTTCTTTTTTACCAGTTAAAGAAGGTGTTGATATGAAAAAATTGGAGCGAGGAGAATATAAATTAGAAGAACTAATTGCACCAGCAAAACAAGGTCAGATTAATTTGGGAACATACAAAGCCGAGCCACTTTTTTTGAAAAAGGGTAAATATGGGCTATATGTTACGTGGGGACAGAACTCTAAATCTCTCGCGTGCTTTGGTAACAGACCAATGGAAAATGTAACACTAACCGATGTCTTAGAAATCTTAGAAAGAACAGAACAACCGTCAATCGGCGAATCAGGAAAAGAAAGCTCATCAGGAATAATAAGAATTATTACTAATAATATAAATATTAGAAAGGGAAAATATGGCGATTATGTATTCTATAAAACTCCCAAAATGTCCAAGCCATCATTCTTAAAATTGGATGGTTTTGAAGATGATTATAAGACTTGCACAATTAAAACAATTACAAACTGGTTAAAGTCTACTTATGGAGTGGTTTAATTATTTCCAATTGACTCTGGAACAAACATCTTATAGTCTCTCCTCTGTTGAGGTCTAAACAATATAAATTCTAATAGTATTGAAAAATCAAATTTTCCAAATTCTACAAGTGTTCCATCGTGGTATCTTAGTTTTAATTTTAAACGTCTGATTCTCTCTGCAGGTGGATTATATACTTTACTTGGACCAGCATTATTATCAAACCACTGCGCAATTGGTGTTGTTGTAACAGCAATTTTAGCAAAGGCAGATTTAATAACCGAAGACGTTTCATTCGTAGATACTGTAAAGTTATTGACTGCAAAAGGGATTAACTCGTCAATACTATTCATTCCATCAATTTCTAGGTAAAAATATGAATTACCCATGAGATTAATTTTATTAGGAGCTTCTAAATAGTAAACAGGTATTGATGAGTTATTACCAAGGTATTGTGCATCAGGGACTAACCAGAAACCATTATCGCCTGGATTTACAGAACCATAAAAAAATCTAGGATATGAACCATTAGACGCAGTAGTTGTAGTTGCCACACAACGTGTAAATCCCAAATAAGAAGGCAACCCCCAATTTGTAAAATCAGGATACTGTTGTCTAAAGCATATTGCGTCTTTTAGAACACTGTTTAAATATATAATTGAATTGTTTGATATATTAAAATTGGAACTTTTATTACCAAACCACAATTTTTGTCCAACTTCATTATATACAACAACAAATTGGTCATAACCTCCATTTAAATTAAATTCTGTTAAAAGTTCGGGAGCATATTGGGAAATATAACTAGTAATATAAATAGACACAGAATTATTTAATCTGTTTGTAAGTTCAGTGGCCATTTGAAATGGATTATAAAATCCTTCTTCAATAACAGCAATAAATTGTTGACCTTTATATGCAAACAAAGCATCAGATATAATTGCTAAAATTGGATTATCAATCATCCAATCGCTTGGGTTATATGGGTCAGTTATTTCAAATACCAATGCAAGGTTATTTTGCCCTAGAGAAAAAGTATTATAATTAGCGGGAAAGGTCCATGACTCTAATCTAACTGCCTGAACGTTACAATAATCTTGTGGTAATTCTACTTCAAATTCGGCAGACGATGGGAATTTCAAAACGTTTCTATCTTCAGAGTGTATAGATACAAATTGCCTTTCATACATATATTCATTCGCATTTGGTATAATTGGATGGTTTGTTGCAACATTGAATCTACTCATTTATATTTTATTGTAATATTTTTTTAATATCTAATATGTGAAAATAGGTTATTAAATATTAAAAACAAATATTTTGGTATAATATAGTAAAATGGCCCAATCTAACTATGGTGGAAAACAAGGAAATCAATCAGCTTATATTAAAAATTTTAACATTGGTCCAACACCAAATACATGGAATTATACTACAAATAATAATCAACTAATTTTAACACCTGTAAATTCAACAGCGTTAGTATATATTAAAGGAGACTTATTTGTAGGTGGTTCTATTAATAATCCGTCGGATTTACAATTAAAGGATAATATTGCTAATCTATCCTTAAGTTTATCCGACAATCTCATGTTATTAAATCCTGTTAAATATAATTATAAAGATGACGAAAAATGCAGGGAACATTTTGGTTTTATAGCTCAAGATGTTGAAAAACTTTTCCCAAATTTAGTAAACACTGTTTCTGTTCCTATAGCAGACGAAGAAGTTTTGGTAAAATCTGTAAATTATTTAGAGATGGTGCCAGTTTTATTATTAAAAATTAAAGACTTGCAAAACCAAATAGACGCATTAAATAACAAAATTTCAGAGAAATAATATAAACTATATTTATAAGCGCGCACTATGACAATTAATTGGTATTCAAATATTTACAACTCATTAATAGCCGTAGGTATAATAATCATTATATGCACAATAGGTTCAATTTCTGTATCAAGTTTAACCGGAACTATTACTGGTTATTCTTTTATTATAACAGGAACGCTATTATTAATAGGTTATTTAATGAATAATATGACAATGTCACAGTCTGGTTCTACAATTATTTCGCATCTAATAACAATTGGACCATTTGTAGTGTTAGTTGGAATTCTAATTTATATGATTTACTTGTTAAGCTTTTATTTTAATAAGATAACAAATGGAAATGTTGCGAGTAGTTATTTCAGTTTTATGAATATTTTTATAGTTTTGTTAATGTTACAAATGTATGTATTTTATAATGGAACTCGCGATAAAAGATTCACAGAAACTGGTTCAATTGCAAAGGTAACTGGATTAGTTTTATATCTTTTGGAAATTATAAACATTATTGTAGTCATAACTTTAGGAATTATATTGAAGTATTTTTCTACGGATGGTTAATCTTGACAAACTTATAAGTGACACCATAATGAAATTCGGTTTCCCAGATACCTGAAATTTTAAGCATAAATAAATTATTATTAATTTTTTCTATATTCTCAGAAAAAATTTTTATATTACCATTTTTAAGTTGTTCATAAATTTTGAATTGCGGAATCTTGTTTCTTATATTTACATGTTTCAATAAATTTTCCTCAATTGTTTTTATACGTTCAATCATTTGCTTATGATTAATTGGATTAAAACTGCATCTGTATTTATTGTAATATTTATCAATAGTAACATCGTTCAATTCAATAAATAGATTGATACCATTAATCACAAACAAAGATGTTGAATATAAAATTCTGATAAAAAACCCATCATTCATAACATTGTTTTTAATTGGTTCGCAGAAATATATGTAATTGTCATCATATTGGTCAATTGTTTTAACTATGTTCATCTTAGACTGATTTAATATGGTAAAAAGTGTTTAATATAAAATTGCCAATAATATACAATACAAAAGGCAAAAATTAATAAAATAAAATAAGTAATATAACTAAATAAAGATTCTTACATTTTATTATATAATGAAGTTTCATGAAACCCATTTTGAAGAATATGTTGTTTCAAATCAAAAGGAAGATTTACACCCAAAAATGAATAAAATATATCAAAAATTTCCTAGTAAGATAAATAATTTGAGAAACTTGATATTCTATGGTGCGCAAGGAGTTGGAAAATATACTCAGATGTTGAAATCAATAAAAAAATATAGTCCAACTGAACTGAAGTATGAAAAAAAGATTAGTATAACGTTCAATAAGCAGCAGTATTTTTTTAAAATTAGTGATATACACTACGAGATTGACATGTCTCTCTTGGGATGTAACTCAAAACTCTTATGGCATGATATTTACACACAAATCATTGATATTATATCCGCAAAAACAGAAAAGTCTGGAATTATATTATGCAAGTATTTTCATGAAATACACAGCGAGCTCTTAGAAAACTTTTACAGTTATATGCAGCAAAACAATGCAAGTGCAATTGATTTGAAGTTTATATTAATCACTGAAAAAATTAGTTTTATTCCAGACAATATATTGAATTGCTGTGAAATAATAAACATTCCTAGGCCAACCAAGGCTATTTATGTAAAATGCATAAAAAATAAGATTCCAAATACAATGAAGTTAGAGAATATTACAAATATAAAAAATATAAGTAATATTCTTGACCCTTTAATGATGCCACACAAGATTATTTGCGATAAGATTATTGATTCTATTATAAAAATAGACGAATTGAAGTTTTTGAAGTTCAGAGACCTTTTATATGATATATTCATTTACAACTTGGATATTACAGAATGTGTCTGGTATATTATTTCAACATTAATCTCCCAGAAAAAGATCAAGGATAAGGATGTTTCTGGATTGCTTATAAAAACATATACATTTTTCCAATATTATAACAATAATTATAGACCGATTTATCATATGGAGAATTTGATGTTTTATATTGCTAGTTTGATACATTCTTTTCAAGATAAATAATCTTGAACTATTTACAACTTAGATATTAATCAGGTTAAAATACTAATTAATGGATTTACAAGAAGCTTTAAATATATTTGAAATAGAAAACGTTTCAAATCTATCACAAGAATTATTAAAGAAAAGATATCATAAATTAGCACTGCGAAATCATCCTGATAAGAATGGAAACACAACGGAGTCAACACAACATTTTCAAAGAATTCAATATGCTTATGAATTGTTGAAGAGAGAAATAAGTTTTATAAATAATTATAATGAACAAGGTGAACAATTGTTTGATGAAATTAATTTAAACACAGGATATACAACAATTTTACATTTGTTTATTGATAGCGTTTTGAAAGGAAAATATAATGAATTTCTTTCAAACATTGTAAAAGATATTGTGAGTGGTTGTAAAGAGATTTCACTGAAACTGTTTGAAGATATGAATAAGGAACAGTCTCTCGCGGTATATAACTTCCTTGTCAAATACAAGGCATTACTGCGTTTAAATGATGATACTTTGGATAAAGTGAGAGAATTATTATTAAATAAATTCAAGGACATGCAAATTTATGTATTAAATCCCAGCATAAACGATTTATTCCAGAACAACGTTTATAAATTGCAAATAGATAACAAGCTTTATTTTGTTCCGCTGTGGCACAGTGAGATGTACTTTGAATCAGATATAATAGTGAAATGTAATCCAGAATTGCCCGAAAACATTGAGATAGACGAGGATAACAATATATTAATAACAGAACGTATTCCAATTACTTTTTCTCTCTTGAAAGAGAAGACAAAAACAATAAAAGTTGGTAATAATTCGTTTGAACTCCCTTTGGACCAATTATTTCTAAGACCAGTTCAGACATATATCTTAAGAAAAATGGGAATATCAAAAATATTAGATAATGATATTTGTAACATAGACGAAAAGTCGGATATAATTATAAAAATAATATTTGAATAATATAGTTAAGCGTTAAAATGGCAGAACCTGAATTGATTGAAGGTATTAAAACTGAATTGCAAAGAGCAAATTTATCAAATAGAGAATTAATAGCAGTATTTCAGCAAGTTTTCCCTTTAGTTCCTGAAGGAAGACCAACAACTTCCGGTTGTTGGGTTATGACAGGGCATGGAAGTGATTTAGACGCTAGAGTTAGACCAACAATTTTAGATGAAATTCTAAGATCATTTGAAGATTTTGAAGAAGAAAGATCAGCATTATCAAGGTATATAACAAATAATGTTTCGTTAACAATGGTATTGGGGTTACCAGGTCCTTCAGCACCAATGCAAGTTGAGTTAGAAAAAAATAAAAGATGGGCTGGATTAACAACTTCAGAAGCAGATGTTCAAATAATCAGAAATATATACCAGTTATTTGATCAATATATAGGAGGTCAGCCAGTAACTCCAGATATGTTAGATTTACTTGACTATATTGTAAAGCAACAATTAAGAGCAAATTTTATGGAAATATGGGGACCAGGTGGTGAATATGAATTAAAAACAAGAGGAAATTGGCAAGCAGATATATCAAGATTATTACGAATGGGAGAAATCTGGGTGTCTAAAAAATTATCATCTGATAGTGTAGATAGACATTATCAACTAAGACCAAATATTGGCGAAGAACAAGAATTCTGGCCGAGAGAAGGTCTTCATTTAATTGATATGAGAGATACAAGAGGAGTTGAGATACCGGATTTAGTTTTACCAGTAAAAGAATCTGGACGAGGTCCAAATAGAAATCCTTTACCAGACACACGTGAATTTGATATAAATAATTTGCAATTTCCAGGTGCTAGAACAAGACTAGAAAATTATTTTTATAGAGTTTTAGGTGTTCAGAGAGCAACAAAAGAAGACATTGCTTTTAAATTAATATTAGATAAAATATTTTCAAAAACTACACCAGACGTATTTTTAAGCGAAATAATACTATTGGGTTATATTCTAAGAATACAACACTTACAAATTTATGACCCATTGTGTAGACCACTTGCAGATGAACATTTTGAAGCAGAGACGAGGTCAGGTGCATCATACAGCGGTTTAGTTCCAGCAAAAGATGCAATGGCATATGAAACATTTACTAGAGAAGGAAGCGAAAAAGTTTTGGGACGCATAAAAAAAAAATGCGATAAAAAAGGAATGTGTGCAATTATGGGTGGAAAAACAAGACGCACAATAAAAAGATATGCTAGAAAAACAAAAAGAACGAGAAAGTCCAACCGTTCAACAAAGCGCACTAGAAAGCATAGACGCAAATAAGAAATAAGAAATAAGTTTTTCATTTTCACATCATTGTTTAAAATGAAAAAATAAAATTACATGAGGGTTTGAAAGTGAACCTATGTTCTATTCCAAATAAAAAAGGGGTTATTTATTAATTTTTGTTTTATTTTGTTTTGTTTTGTTTTGTTTTGTTTTGTTTTATTTTATTTTGTTTTGTTTTATTTTATTTTGTTTTGTTTTATTTTATTTTATTTTGTTTTATTTTATTTTGTTTTGTTTTATTTTATTTTATTTTATTTAATTCTCAGCTACCTTCTTCTTGACTACCTTCTTTTTCTTGGGTTCCTCTTTCAATGCTGATGCAACCTCATTCTTCACATCAACTGGAGCCGAAGGTGGAAGTGAAATAACTGGGGTATGAACAGGGACGTCATCCTCATCCTCTTCGTCTGAATCAGCAACAACCGTGCTGGAAACTGGCTCATCATCATCTGCGTCGGGAGCAGGAGCTGCTACCAAGCGAGCCTTATCAGCGGGCTTTAGCTTAATCAAGCACTCATCAATAAGCGAACCCTTGGGCCGCTGAACAACTGCCTGAGCAAGTTTCCATGTGACACCAAACTTTCCATTTGCAAACCAGATACCACCGCACTGCATGATGACTGCTACATGAGTGCCCTTCTTGATGAAGTCAAGCGGAGTCTTAGTGGGCTCCCCAGGGAACAGTTTCTTGCCGTCCTCGTCACAAATCAAGCACTTCCAGACACCCTCCCAAAGAGGAAGCTTCACGCGAAGCGTAGGCGACTTGGTCAGGTCAGGATTTCCCGTGAGCTTGTCCTTGGAATACTTGAGCATAGGAGTGTAGAGGGCATCAATCACATCAGGGCTGGTGTGCTGCTTGCCAAACCAATCCTTAGAATTGACAAGAGCATCAGCCTTAATCTTAGCCTCAAGTGTCTGCATATTTCTCAGAAACGCGTCAGTGTCGGCGTTTGCGTATTCGCCGCGAGGAAATTGCAACGACATTTCAAACTTACCATTTCCCTCATACTCACTTGCTCCCCACGTGAGCATCAGAGGTGTTGCGATTCTAAGACCAGAATTAGTAGAATTATTAAGAATATTGACACTTTTACCACCAGATGTATTAGCCTTGGGCACAGAATAACGAATATTCTGAGCGCTAAATTGGGTTCCGTCAACGATTGTCTCGGCCATGCTTGCTATGATACATATAATAAAGGAGCTATCTTTAAATCAATTTTTTTTTGAAATGTTATTAGAAAAGAAAATACATTTGATTCAATGACACCAAATATGGTTTCACGTCTTTAATTAATAATATTGTTCATAAAAGGTTCAAAAAGATTTCTATAATGTATATATAAGAAAAATGATTAGCGGAAAGTATACGGATATAAATTTTATTAAAAAGAACAATACTATTATTTCTGTTATTCCAATAGAAGATTATAATAATATTCTATTTTCAAAGTGTGAAAAAATGATGCCAACTCATAAAAAACTAGAAAAAATTACAAATGATAATTTATCTTTGCCAACAGTTGAAAATGCTGATATTCTTTTTAAATATAATTACAACGTGCAACAATTGAAGCTGTTTGCAAAGCAATATAAGTTGAAAGTTTCTGGCAACAAAAATGAGCTTTTAGGACGAATTTATGTTTTTTTAAAGTTATCAAAAACTATCGTCCACGTTCAAAAAATATTTAGAGGGTTTTTACAACGCAAATGCAACAAATTACATGGACCAGCATTTATGAATAGAAAAATGTGCACAAATGATTGTGATTTTTTAACTGGTGACACAATGTCCGAGTTAGATTATTCGCAATTTTTTAGCTACAAGGATGCAGATGGTTTTATTTATGGTTTTGATATTATTTCTCTCTATAACTTGATTTTGAAATCAGGAAAACAGGTGAAAAATCCATATAACCGCAACGATATCACAAAAAATGTAATTCAAGAAATGCGAAATTTAATAAGAGTGAGCAGAGTTCTCAATGTTAAAATTGATATTGACATTAAAGACGAAGTCGTATCAAATGAAAAATCGGTAGAATTAAGGACACTTGATTTATTTCAAAATATTGATTCTTTAGGAAATTATAGCGACCCGTCGTGGTTTTCATTACTACCAAGGACTCAAATGATTAAATTTGTGAGAGAACTTATTGATATTTGGTCATATAGAGCGCAACTAACAAGTGAAATGAAAAAGAAAATTTGTCCTCCAGTTGGCGACCCTTTTAGGAATATTAATTTTTCTTATTTACATAGTGAAGAAAATAATGACAATGTAAAAAAAATTGTTTTAACTATTTTAGAAAAACTCGTTAATACTGGCGTTGACAAGGATAGTAGAACTTTAGGAGCCTATTATGTGCTTGGAGCTTTGACATTAGTTAGTGAAAATGCTGCTTCATCGCTTCCTTGGCTTTTTCAATCAGTGTCTCACTTTTAGAATTTCATAGTATATATTTGTGATTGGGTGGCATCACAAATATATATATTAGACCCGAAACCAACTTAAAAGGTAGTCGCCTAGGTATAGTATAGAATGGCAAGAACTGTTAAGTCTAAGACATCTTCCGATGCTCCCGTTGAGTCAGCACCCGTTGTGACTACCGCCTCTGCGGCCCCTGCTAAGGCTCCCAAGGCACCCAAGAAGGCCAAGGCCCCCGCTGCTGAGACCTCCGCCCCCGCCCCCACCACCCCTATCACTCCCACCACCCCTGTTGAGGCCACTGTCCCCGAGACTGATTCCCTTGAGGCCTCCATCCTTGAGCAATCCACTGAATTCAATGCAAAGCTCCAGCAGCTTGCTTCTCTTATCTCTTCACTCAAATCTGAATACAAGGGTCTTGAGAAGAAGTGGCAACGTGAGCTTAAGACTGCCCAGAAGCAGAGCTCTAAGCGCAAGCGCAAGTCAGGCAACCGTGCCCCCAGTGGTTTTGTGAAGCCTACCCGCATCAGCGATGAGCTTGCATCTTTCCTTGGCAAGGACAAGGGCACTGAGATGGCTCGCACCGCAGTCACTCGCGACATCAACGCCTACATCCGCACCAACAACCTCCAAGACAAGGAGAATGGTCGCAAGATTAACCCCGACGCCAAGCTTGCTGCTCTTCTTAAGCTGAAGAAGGAGGATGAGCTCACATACTTTAATCTTCAGCGTTTCATGAGCCCCCACTTCGCCAAGTCTGTGAAGGCTGAGGCCACCGCTTAAACACCCCAAATAAAAGGCAAACTAAAACAAAATAAAAAAAACCAATAATAAGTCTAAAAAAATTAAATTATTAAAAAATAAAAAAAACCAATAATAAGTCTAAAAAAATTAAATTACAAAAAAAAATGCAATTTTAATTAAATTACATATTTTTCAAATACTTATGCTTCGCATGGAAACACGAAACCATCATCCTTCAAAATTTTGTGTAATGCATCTTTGTCAACGTTTACATTTACAATGCGAATTTTATCGTAGACATTAAAATTAATATTGTTGTTATTTGTCAAATCAAACATATTATATACATTTTTTAACGAATCATAATTTTCAATATAAGTTTCATCGTGCTTTTGAATCCACTCGTAGAATTCACTAGAGTTTTTGGCCTTTTTATACTTCTTGAAAAGCTTTATTGTTTTTTGCAGGTTTGGTCCATTAACCGAATCGTTTGATATATTATAATCTGTACCAGACAACACACACATTTCGCGAAACTCTTTTTGATTAATTGACAACTCTTGTAAAATATACTTCATCTTATACAATACAGCAGTATGATTCAATAAACTAAAATATCTAAGAACTCGTGGACACCCATATACAAACATGTCCATGTCTTCACTCAAACAGGCCCACACCTTTTTCTTAATTACCAACAATGCACACAACTCATCTGCCTCTCCTGGAGCAACATAATATGAAACACCACAACTCTTTATCAACTCTTTCGCAAGTTCTATATGTTTCTTGTTCACACACATAAATTTCTTTTTTAATGAATCCATGTTTGTAATAATTTCATGTCTGTCAGTTTCATCAATTGAATACATTAAACACTGTTTCAAACGATTATATTCATTCTCTGCAACCTTCTTGTCATCCTTTCTTTGTTTCAATAGTTCCCTTTTTTCAGCTGGTGGTTTCCCATCAAATATGAAAATTGGAATAATATTATAATGCCTGAATATGGAAATCATTAGATAAATATTCTCAACAAGACAATCATCACTAACATACTTGTAAAGATAAATACTGACGTCAATTGCTATTTTCTTGCCAGACAAGTCCCCCATTGAGACGCACTTGATAGATGTAGGACAATTGTCCTTTAAAAAGCTATTTAGATATTTAATTCCCATGTTTAATGAATTTGGTTTAACAGTTTTATTTTCCATTTAACTGTAGCATTAATGGTTTCAATTTTTCTTTTATAAAACATTATTTGGTTAATGCGCTTAAACGTATTTTCATAATAATAAAATATAATTATGAAGACTCGCAGTGGAACTCGTTATTTAGAAGAAAAATATCAAATAAATATTGATTTTGATGCAGCTAGCAATGCTTGGAAAGCTAATAAAAAATCAACCGGTGATGGGTGTTATAAATATATTTGTGAACATAGAAATAAAAACAATAAGAAATGCAGAAGAAATCCCATTCCAGGTAAAAGTTTTTGTTCTCAACATAATATATAAATGCGTTCTAAAACTTTTAGGCGAAAGAATGGAAAAATGTCTCGCAGAAGACGAGGCGGCGAAGGAAAACTAACAATGACTCGTCAAACTAGTGGAGAATTAACAGCAATGGAAGAGGGCCGACCTGGCATGACTACTAGTGAGATGCCAATGTTGGGAAGATCAACTACTGCGGAGTTAAGTAACATGGAGGAAGGTGCGGCTCCAACTGCTCCTCCAATTGAAATGATGAATGACACAACAGCTCCCTCTGCTCCTCCAATTGAAATGATGAATGACACAACAGCTCCCAACCCTACTTACAATACAAGTGACGAATTAGAAGCCATGGAAACTGGTTCTGCTGACATTGAATCTGGGTTTGGAACTGGAAGAGGTGGAAAAAAGAGAGTCACCAAAAAAAGCAGAAAAAGCAGAAAAGGAAGAAAAGGAAGAAAGACAAGAAAGGGTGGAAAAAGAAGAAAGTAACTCACACGTTAAACAGTAAATTATTGAGTGTATATTATTTTATACACTCAATAACAATATAATATAATATAATAGAAAATGGCATTTTTCAGAATTTCACGTAGATAAAAATAAACTCTATAGAAAAAAATTCTAGCCAAGCTCGCAAAGTGACATTCTCATATTATTCAAAATAAAATCCATAATTTTAGTTTTTTTTCCAAGTTTATCAGTTCTTTTAACGTTATAATAAAATCTCTGCATGCATGCAACAGATTCTATCATAGACTTTGTTTTATAATTTCTCTCAATGAACTGACAGAATGAACTCATATTTGACGAAGTCTTCTTAAATTGGAGGAGAGAAAGGTTGTTTGTATTACACCATGAGAGAAACCCTTGATAGTTATTCATTAAAATTGTAGTAATAATATAATAAGAGAGAACATTTGAATGTTCCTTATACAAAGTTTCTCTCATGGTCCTGGAAACAGAACTATTGGAGTATAGATCTTTGTATTTTAGTCCCATAAAATCCAACGTCTTTACCATTTGGAAAAACTTGAATGTTCTCTCAAAATTAATAAAAAATTCGCAATTTGACAAAAATTCATAAACAACATCAAGTTCAGTTTCATTGGGAGAACGTTTTAAAAAGAAATAACTGCAAAATGCAGCATTCATTATCTCAGCCCAAAATTCCGTGTATGCTTCATACAAATTAACATCAGATTTAACATTAAAAATAGAGAGAATATGTTTTGTGCAATCTTCTGTATTCATGTCTGAAAAATCTAGAGCAAAATTATGAAAACTTTCATGCATTAATACTTTGAACCATTCTTCTCTCCTAAAAACAACAATTTCAGAGTCAACTGGGCAAGTATAAGTAAATGCAGTATTAACATTATTATGATTTAAAATATGAATCTTACTTTCTGGAAGCTTTTTTTTGAGAGAAGTAAAATATAAATATAATACAAGTCTCTTGGAGCATTTCTTTGAAGCATAATCATTTATAATATGCAACCAGATAAGTATCTTCTCTATATACTCGTTGTAGATTTCAATCTGATACTCGGGACTTGTCTCTTCAACAATAAAATGCACCTTGATTTCTCTGTCCATGAGAGAAAAAGTATACGATAAATTATATAACATGTTGTTGTCAATGTGCTCTCTTATTTCTGAAGGAAAACTTCCTGGATTAAAAGATTTAGGTTTTGGAATCTGTGAGACATTTGTTAACTTTGTCACGTTTAATTTATAAAAACTGTTGCCTTCCTTTGCCTTCTGTGCTTTTACAAATGTTTCTCCTCGTTTTATATCATGATACAATTTCTTCAAAATGTTATTGGTTTTAGCGGTTTGTTCCGAATGATTAATGCATTTCTTTTCTAAAAAAAAAGACATTAATAATTCGCTATTTTTAGTGAGCTTCAGCATCTATTATATTCTTACTTTTTATTTTTTTATATCGGTTTTATATATATGGACTTATTAGAAATAATTATTATTGCACTTCTTATAATCATATTGGCAATTATTCTTGCTGGACACGTTATTGTGGTAACAAGACCAACGCCTGTTCCTGTTCCCAATCCAACCCCAACACCTGCTCCTGCTCCTCAACCTTCTATTGGTGGATGTGCTGGAACCAGATATGGTTGCTGCCCATATTCGCAGGCTCCTAAATTAAACGAGATTGGTTCAAACTGCATTAAATAATCCGGAAAACAAATAATATACTTTATATAGATTATTTAAAAATTAAAATCTATATAACTATTATAAATGGAACCCAAGCCACAAAAGAAACCTAGAGGTAAAGCAAAAAAAATAAAACAAGAAGAAATTGAAATTGAAACAGAAAATGTTATTATTGACGAAATACCATCTGAAATTCCAGCTTCTGAACCGAAGGAGGAGGAACCAAAGGAGGAGAAAACGAAGGAGGGGTTAGAGGAAGAATCCAATGAAGATGTTCCCAAGGAAGAGGTTTCAAACGATGAGGCACAAAAAGTTGAAAATACCATTTCTGAAGCGGTAAAAACAGTAGAAGAGTTGGAATCCGTCATTGTTCAATTTTCAAAATTGATAGAGTCTGAGTCAGAGCCCACCGCTACGCTTGAACCCACCGCTACGCTTGAACCCACCGCTACGCTTGAACCCACCGCTACGCTTGAACCCACCGCTACGCTTGAACCCACCGCTACGCTTGAACCCACCGCTACGCTTGAAC